TTTGAGTACAATGATTGGTAATTTGAAAAATATATTTTCTGATCCTGTACTTCCTGAAGTTTCTATGCAGGATAGACCAACGTTAGGTTCTTTTACGCCAAATTTATATGATTATGAATACTGGCAGGATAAAGAAGTTACAGGACGTGCAAAACCTCTTTATCTGCGTGGTCGCAGACAGGCTCAAATGGGAAACATATTCGGTTCTAATAAACCTGTTAGCGGTATGTATACAAAACCGTTCTTTCAGCAACCTATATTTAATCTTACAGGTTTAAAGTAAATGCCTAACGGTACAGTAAACCCATACGAATATTACAGGACGTTCTCTGATCCTTACAGTACAAGTTCTGCTTATACTGATATAGGTATGGGAACACCATCTCAAGAGTTTTTAGGTACTGAAGCCCTTGATGCAGAAGGCAATCCACTTGGTGTTACATACGCCAGTATGATCCCTGAGTATGATCCATACGCAGAGGAGCTGTACCGTACGAAGTTCTCTGAAGGCGTTTCAGGTGCTTATCAATCATCAGTAGGAGAGCTTGGGGGTATTGCGTCACAGGCACGTTTGCAGAGCGGGGCTACAGGATTTGCTGGCGGTGGTGCTATTGGTGCTCAGGTAGGCGGAGCACGTGAAGACATACAGCGTGGTTACGGACAGGCTTTTAAAGGAGCTTTACTTGACCTGACATCAGGTATACGTGGTGAACGCATAAGTTATCAGGATCAGTTAGCAACTTTACTTACAGGGTATCAGGGACGTACAGACTATGATATATTTGCTGAACCCAGCGTTGTTGATGAAGCTGAAAGATACAGCCCCGGAGATCAGTTTGGAACTACTGGTTTCTTTTTCCCACAATATCCAAATGAGGGTGATACAATAAAAGCGATAGATGGAAATACATATACGTTCACTGGTGATTTTTGGGAGATACTTGCTCTTGCGGAGGGGACATCACTTACACCGGGAAGCGGATATGGTAAAGATATTGGAGGAGGACCGTAATGGCACAGTTTAATCCATCACAGATACTATCACAGCTACCTCCACGTAGGAATACGTTAATAGATTATGATCCGGTATCTTTAGAACCGGAAATGCCACCGCCAACTGAGCAGGTGTTGGCATCGTTCCTTGGCAACCTTGGTACTCAAATAAAGGATGCTTATGTACAGAGCAATAAGGACGTTCTTGATGCACGTGTTAAGATGGAACAGATTTCAAGTCAGAATGCTTACAGGGATGCAACGTTAAATCAGGCAAAAGCTGATAGTAAATTTAGAGAAGATACTCAACTTAATACAGAATCTATTAGTTTTATTAAGGATATTGATAACTTTGGTAATGTAGGAGAAAAAGAGTTTAGTGAATTACTAAAAGGCGTAAGAGGTATTAATAATAAAAGGGCTTTTAGATATAGATTTGATGCAGAAAAAGTGAAATGGAATAGAAAAATAGCAATAGAACAAACCTTAAAAGATAAAAATATTTTTAGTGCTACTGATCAAAATCTACTTAAAGAGTATGCCAATATAAAACCAAGTGATAGTTTTAGTATGGAATTAGATGAGAGACTAAAAACAGAATCAAATAATTTAACTAAGTATAAATCTTATTACAGTGCTCAAGCCCTTGGAAAAGATAAGTTTTATGAAACTTTTCCACATTTAAAAGAAGGTATGTTTTTTGATAAGCTTATGGTTGCTGGTCCAGAATCTTATAATGATTTACTTTTAACATCATCTAAAGAGGCTCTGCCACTAACAAACTTTGAAGACTTAAAAACTAAAATATCTAAGGCAGATATTTTAGTTAAGGGAATGGCTCAATGGGCGACAGTAGAGGCAAATTTGAATTTTTCTAATGATAGGAGGAAAGAAGCTGGTGAACGAGTGGTTCAACTTGGGAGAAAACTTGACAGTATGAATTTGTTTGGTGCTGAGATTACTAAAGGTGGTGCTAAACATGGTGCTAAGGTTGGAAAAATAAAAACAGAACAACGTATAGAAAAAGAAACTAAAAAGATTCTACAGCAAGATACAAGTGAAGCGGAACCAACTACACTAAAGGACAAATTAGATGTAGCACTTGGTCGTGGGGTTGAGCCAAAAATAGTAGAGGCGGAACCAGAACAGCTATTTAGAACGAATAAATTAACAACACAAAGATTTCAGAGGGTGATGAATGCAACTTACGATATGGATTTAAAATCTAAAGTTGCTCAATACTTTAGTAAGTATAGAGATGAAGAAACTGGAACATTAAATATACCCAAGAGCGTTTGGAATAGTCAAAAAACTATTGACTTTCTTTCTGGCGTTGGTTTGTATGGGCTTGCCGATACAATGGCAAGAGAACAGGGCATTGGATAGCATAGTAGGTATTAATGTCAAATGGAGATCAACCGTTTTCTGGTTCACCCTTACAAGAACATGATCCATCTATTGAACCGGGGGATATTCTACTACCACCGTTAGATTTTTTTAATAATATAAATTTAGTAGACGATGAAGAAGAGTCTGCTTTCGTTGTCCCTGAAAACTTCTTTAGCAATATAAACTTAATAGACGAAGAAGATGTTGTATCTTCAGACTTCTTCAGTAGTATAAACTTAGTAGACGAAGAGCCTGAAGAAGAATTACCACAGAAAACAAAGCTAACTAATTACGTCCCTCTAAGTACTATTGATCAATACGATAGATTTGTAGAGGGTGATCACAAAAATATGCAAAGCGACCCCGGTGTAATAGAACGTTTTGCAAGAAACTTTTTAGAAGGGCTTAGTCCCTTACCCGCCGGAACACTTGGGGTTGACTTCACAGAAGATATAATGCCAAGCGAAGACCTGTCTGATCAGGTTGCTGGTGCGGTTGGTCAGATTGCTGGATTTGGTGTTGGTTTATTTGCTACTGGGGGTATACTTGGTGGTTTAAAAATAGTTGGCACAGGTGTGAAGACTACAAAGGCATTAGCTGATGCATCTAAAATGTATACACGTATAGAAAAGTTGCGTAAGAATGCTAAGGTTATAAAGAAAGCTAAGGGTAAGTCTGGTAAGTTTAAGGAGTTGATGACACGTGCTAATAATCTTGAGATTGAAACAGATCAGATACTATCAAAGGCTGGAGTTATAAAAGAGAATACATTATTAGGTAAGTCTCAAAACTATAGAAAATTTGTAACTAAATTAGGTTCTGGTGAGTATGAAGTTGGAAAATTTATGTCACGTATTAAGGGAATTAAACCTCATAAGTTTAAATTTGATCCAGAAAAAGGAATAAAGGTAGCCAATGCTATTGATACTGGTATTAATAATATGGTTGCTTCAGGTATATTTATGCAAAAAACCATACCGCTTGGTGAGAATGATGAGTTCTTTGTAAAGGAACGTCTTACCAAACCATTCTTAGATGGGTTATTCTTTACTGCGGCTGGACTACCACGTGCGTTTGGGTTAGCCAAGTTAAGTACATTACAGGGTTCCACTAAGAAAGCATTGGCACTTGAATCCTCATTAGCTTTTGGTGCGGGGTTTGGAGCAAGTCTTAGCGGTGCTGGTATAGAGCCTACTGAAAATGCTGGCATTACAGATCATCTTATGACGGGTGCTCTATTCACAGCAGGTCATTACATAGGGGTAGGTGCTGATAAAATAAGAATTAAACAGGCAATTAAAGAAGGCGTAGAAATATCTATAGGTGATAAGAACGTACAGAAAAAAGTTATTAAGTCTGCGAATGAATCAATAGATGTTATGAAGACTTATTTAAGTACAAAAAGACCTGAGTACGTTAGAAATAGATTTGTAAATAAATCAAATCCTAATGAAGTAGTTCAGCTGCTTGGAGTAAAGGAAGCAAAAAATAAGAAACACGTTCTTTCTTATCTTGTATTAAATGATAGAGATGGAGTAGCAAATAATACATTTACGATGCAGGGTGTGAATAGGCAAGGTGTTTTAAACAGTTTCTTTAAAAAATATAAGAACGTACTGCCAGATAAGACAGAACTCTCAGTTGATTACTTTAAAAAGAATCCTTTAAACTTTAAATCAGGATTAAAACTAAGAACAATTAATAAAATTGCTTATCAAGACCATCAGAAACTTGCCAATAAAATTTTAAAGGCTGAAGAATCCTTAGGTATGTCAAAGAAAGATGCGAGTATGCTTAAGAGGCGTGCCTTTACTAAATCATTTGGAACTACAGACCGTATGAATATGGAAGAGATGATAACGTACGATAAGATGCTCAGGTCTAAAAGAAATTATACATCCATAGAAAAAGCACAACTGAATACTGCAATACCATTAACAAAACCGTTGGATGTTCTTGCTGGGAAGTCTCCAACTGTAGGAGCTATAAGAAATTTTGTTAAGCGTGCTGTTTTCTCACCTGAAGCAAATCTAAATGAGCTTGGAGTTGAAGGGGCTACATTATCAAGAAAACTTGTTGACCATTCAGATACAAAAGAGATTGTACGTGGTAGATTTACTGTATTTATTGATGATCTTATATCTGACTTTGGTTTTAGTAAGAGCACTGATTTTGATGCACTTACCTACGGTTTGAATGATTCAAAAATTAATAAGCTTATACCCGAAGGCAATGTTGCGAAGCTTGGGGATAAGAAAAAACTTGCCAAACTGAGTAAGAAACAAAGAGATTTCATGGATAATACTTTCCTGCTTGGGGTAAGAAATAATGTTGAGGCGAGAGTTGATGCTCGTAGTGGTAAGAAGGGTAAGGATATATTCAAACCACTGCTTACTGTTTTTGATACAGCGGGGAATAAAGTTAAGGTTGCAGATGAGTCCTTTGACAATGGTGATATGTTAAAGGTATTAAGGAAGAGGAAATCATTTGTCACAAATACCGATGGTAAGAAAGTTAAAGTAGATATAAATAAAACATTATCAGAATCTTTGTATGAAGAAAATTATGTGCCAAGGTTCCTTACTGATGAAGGTAAAACATTTTTTAAGAAAAACAGAGATCAGTTTCTTGCAGTGTTAGAAGCACAGAATCCCGGCGTTCCTAAAAAAGACCTTGCTGTATTAATAAATAATTACATTGAATTTGCAGAAAGCAACAAACCTCTTGGTATATTGAACACAAGAAAATTTGACATACCTCCTTACGCTCTTGTTGAAAAAGGTACTAATGCAATGATACAGCTTGATGAAGTTCCTAACATATCTAAGGTTAAAATAGGTTCATCAATTACAGATATTGATGGTAGGGAACGTGTTATTGGTGAGGTTATAGAGTTTTATGAAAAAGATTTTTCAACAATAATGCAGAAGTATTCTAATCAGGTATCAAATTCAGTTGCACTATTCAGAAACTTTGATGCTGATGGAGTTTCCGGTAAGATAGCGTCACCATTACTGGTAAAGTTACGTGATAATTATGATAGGGATACTTACAACTGGGCTAAAGAAGTTGTAAAGCTTTCATTAGGCGGTGAGGATATAACCCCTTGGACTCAATCTGGTAAGTTTGTAAGCAAAGCTTTAGCTAATGTTTATTTATCAGGTCCGAGTGCTGTTATAAAAAACTTTATGACAGGTCAGACACAAAATATTACATCGTATGGTTTCGGGAAAGTTTTTAAATCTTATTATAATATTCTTACGGGAGATTACAGTAAGTACAAAAGACTAACCAATGAAATTGGAGCACTTAGCGGTAATATTGATGAGCTTTCAATGGAATTTAAGACCCCCGCTGGTAAAGCATTCGGTCTGCTATCACAGCCATTCAAAGTTATAGAGAAGTTTAATCGCAGGGCATCTGTAGCAGTTACAGACTCAGCCATAAGGGATTCATTTGATTTGTTATTAAATAAAAAGAGTGCCTTCTTTAAAAGTAAGCGGTCAGCACGTGACGCTTTAAGAAATTCAATGAAGATACAAAATGAAGACATAGATTATATGATGTCTAAGCTAAGATCAAAAAACTTTGACAATCTTGTACTGACTGATGGTAAGTTTAGAGACTTATACAAACGTGCGCTGTATAAATCACAGGCTTCAACGCAGGGTGTTACTAAGCTTCCATATATCCCATTGTGGATGGCTAAAGGTGCATCAAAACCTCTTACATTATTTTATAGAACTGCTTATCGTGTCACAGAAAACACATATAACCGTGCTATACTTCCCCTTGTTGTTGACGGCAACCCATTCCCGATGATGAAGTTTGCTGCCATGTCTGGCTTAACTGGTAAAACTGTGTATGATTACTATTATAATATGGCACTTGGTAAAGATTTAATAGGTAAAGATTTTAAAGATAAAGAGATGGAGTTTATTGATTATGCCGTAAAGGGAGAAATGCTTGGTGTATTCAGTAATCTATATGATAACTATGGTAACAATGTAATAGACGGATACATACCAGTACCAATAGAGTTTGGGTTTGAGTTTTTAAATTTTATTAAGAATGAAATTGGTGCGATGGGTGATGTTGAAGCCATGAAAAGAATTGGTGTTGATTATACAAGGAAGAATGTTTCTCTTTTAAATCAGGTGATGAGTATATATGAAGAAAGAAATGAAGATATTAATAAAAAGTTTGATGACCAAAGAAGATTACAGTATCAGTTTGTTGATAAGTACCCATACTTAGACGGAAAAAGAAAGAGTTCTTTTGCGGCTCTTGTTAGCAAGGGTGAGATAAATGAAAATGCTTTTTGGGTTAAGATTCTAAAAGAATCACTACTGTCAAATGGGCGTATGGGTGGAGATATACAGCAACTTAAAAATGATTTTATAAAAACCCGAGCATTTCTTGTACATGAGGAGTTTAAACGCAGGGGGGCTAAAGGTGATGAATTTGCAGTAAGTGACGTTATAAAGGAAATTAATAGTAGAATTAGATCGTCTATTAAAGTTTCAATGCGACCCTATCCTGAAGATTGGGATGATCAAGCTGGCGGTCAATTATTTTATAAGGCTTTTACAGATCAATTATCTGAAAAACATAAGAAAGATACAAAAGAGTTGATGGAAATATTTTATAAACGTATGGATTTACTTGATGAAATGCTTACAATGGAAGAATTAAATAAGTTCAATCCATAGATTCAAAGTATTAACTAAACTCAGGGTATCTTTCATACTGATAGAACCACTTACGTCCCTTGCGCTGATTGTTTTTCCCTGTTGTTAA